CCCGCTGTGTGATGATTGTTATACCGAGGTTCGGGTAACGATAGCTGATAGGTTCGATATTAAGGACTTGTCGAGGATAGACTTATGAAAGGAGGTGATTGAAAATTTTTATATTTAGGTTATTGGGTTGGCTTTTATATGGCTCTGACTACGACGAGCTAGAGCAGAGAGCGACTAGAAAACCCGCTAGAAGAAAACGTCGATAATACTCAGCCCCGTTAACACTTGACGGGGCTTTTTCTTTGGTCTAGTATGGGACATTGTCAATTAACTATGAGGAGTAAAACTATGACTAAACAATCGCGTTACGGCTTTAATGATCTTGTTGTAGACGAGAACGTAAAGCTTCCGAAGTATGCCAAGATCGTTGATGAAGAGGGCAATGAATACGAAATCGAGTGTTATCATATTGAGGACGAGGAGTAAAATGACATATAAAATTATACCTTGCGAAAATGGGGTAGGAGAATGGGAAGTAGTCGGGGAAGACATTGCTACCCAAGTTTTTGATCTGAGATCCGAAGCGGAAGAGTATCTTACCCATCTTAAAAGTAGAAAGAGTAAAATGACAAAGTTAACAGTAAACAAAATATATGATTGTAGGAATATGGGTCAGCTATATGATGGGTATCCATTACTTATTTGGATTGAGTGTTCTGGGGAAGACGGGGCTGAATATAAGGGTTGGTA